AGATGTATTGCTTAAGCATCTGCTATCTATAGATAACAGATGCTTTGAGTTATTAGAGTACATAGTGTTATATCACTTCTGAACGATCAATATCGTATGTAGTTCGATTATCTTGTCTGAACGTTTGTAGGGTACTTCGAGCTGTTCTATGATTTGAAATCCTAGTTTGGTAAGTTCTTTTTGAAGAATAGCGACATTGTGATAATAAAAATAAGTACGTTCTCCTGTAGCACTCGCTATAAAACCAGAATCTCTATCATTTCCTGATACAAAGCTGAGGTATAAAACACCCTCTGGATAGAGTAGTGTATAAGCGTTTTTTACAAGTCGTATCGTATCCATCGCAGAGAGATAGGGGAGTATAAAGCCACACAGGATTCCGTGAAATTTTTCTGAGATCGTATTCAGATATCTACCATCTAATTGTTGGAACCTTGCTTTTGGAACATTCTTTTGGGCTAATACAATCATATTAGGAGCCACGTCGGTTGCTAAGATTTGATACCGTGGTTTTTGGTCTAAGAGGTATTTGGTCATATTTCCTGGACCACAGCCAATTTCAAGAATAGACGCTTTATCATTTGCAATCAATTCGCAGAAACGATCATAGGATGCATTATAGATTTCTAAATCCATAAAGGCTTCTTCATAGCGTTTTGCGACGCTATTCCACGTGTTATGTGTTTCTTGATACTGATCCACTAGTTACTTTCTTGCTCTAAAAAACCTAAGACATAGATAGCAGCCGAGTTCCAGTTTAAACAAATCTCGTTACTGGCATAACTTGGTGTTTGATCTACCCAAGAATTCATAGGCGATGTGTTTTCTGGATACGTCACATCATTCTGATCTTGTTTTGCATAATTTGGACCACCTGAAATAAAACCAGGTACAGGCATTTCGATAGTATCTCCTGCACTTTGTCTATGATGAATAAACATAGGCGTTTGATCTCCATATCCCGTAATAAAACTATACCCTATGGCATTTTTACCAAAAACATAATCTGTGATTTCTTGTACAGCTCTTAGATATGCTGGTTTTTTAGTGATCCGATATGCCTGCGCAATGATCATAGCGGCATTCAACACATCGCTATTAGAACCCCAATTAAATACGGTAATAGGTTGAAAATAATCATCATCTTGTGAGTAGTTAATAGTAACAGGATTATCTGCAAGAGTAAGATTAGAACTTGCGTTACCTATAAAGTTCCATTGAAATATCTGTAGCCTATATTTATTTTCATCAGTATCATAAAAATTAGAAAAATATTTTTCTCCGTATGCCATGATTATCCAGTTATTCTTGCTCTAAAATCACTTGCCCTTTCTAAAGCTAATATTAAGTCTTGACCTCTTAAAGTAAATTCTCCTTTACCACCTGCTGATGTATTACCTAATATTTGTGGTAATCTATTAAGTGGTATTACTGCCTCTGCACCTGCCTCTCCTACTATTCCTGCAACTGGGCTAGTCACAATACCACCATTTGCAAACATTGTAAAACCCTCACTTGGAGTTCCTAAACCTGATACGGATTTAAAAACATCAGCAAAACTTTTTCCAGTAACAAGTGCAAATATTGCTGAAATAGCTGTCATTATTGCTAATTGTTTTAGCAACTGAATTATAACTTTTTTAATACCTTTTAAAAAATTATCAAAACCTTCAGGATTACTTAATGCGTCAAAAAATAAATTCATTCCAGCAGTAACTATATTTGATATTAAAGCAAATTGTTTTTGGTTTTTTTCTGTTTCTGCTATAACATCTTGTAATTCTTGTAATTTTAATTTTGAAATATCAAATCCTTCTGCCATACCTCTCATGGTAGGCTCTAATAAATTAGCAGTATCATTTAATAAGAATAAATCAAACTGAACTTCGTTAGTTATTTCTGATAAGTCTTTAAAACTTGTATCAAAAGTTTTATTAAACTCTTTTAAGGTATCAAAAGTTTGTTTTGAGTTATCTCCTTTATCAAATGTTAAAATGTTTTTTAATAACAAGTCTTCTTGTTTTGGTTTATCAATATCTTTGCCAAATAATGCTTGTGAAGAAAATAAACCTCTCATTACTTTAGAAGCATCTTGTCCTGACTTTGTAAAGCCTTCCATAGATTTTTTATTTCTATCTATACTTCTTTGTATGTTATCTAACTCTCTAGGTGCTACTTTTCCTAAACTTTTAAATGCAGTTATTAAACCATTTGTAGCATTTACTAATCCAAGCAAAGCACTTTCAGCTACTGGAATTGTGCTATTTCCTAATTGAGCTAAAGCCTTATCTAATTTTTGTGAAGTTGATTCTTCAGTAATTAAAAAAGCCTCATTAGTTGCACCTAGCGATTGCGTTAAATTATCAAATATTTTTCTTGTGCCATCAGCGTTTTCACCCATTAAATCTAATACTGCTGATAATGCTCTTACATTACCAAAGACTTGTGCCGCCGCTTCATCATTACCTTTAAACTCTTTTTGTAATGTTTGTAGTGTAGATAGTAATCCTTTTTCTCTTAATTGTGTTCTTAACTCAGCAGAACTTAAACCCATTTTATCTAATGCTTCTTCTGCTTGTTGAGTAGGTTTTAATAACGATGCAAAAATTCCTCTGATTTGTGTAGATGCTTCCGCCGCATTTGTACCAGTTCTAGAAAGTGCCGCAAACGCCGCACCGACTTCATGAAACTCTACACCCATAGCTGAGGCTAATGGTAAAACTCGTCCCATTGATTGTGCTAACTCTCCTGCTTCTAGTTTACCTTCACGAACCGCAGTAACCATAACATCCGTCGCATCAGTTGCAGAAAGATTTGCTGAACCATAAGCGTTAAGTGCAGAGGTTGCTAAATCAGCTACAGTTTTAGTTTCACCTAATCCTACTGCCGCCGCCTTTAAAGAAGCCTCTAGAACTTCCATTGCTTCACTACCACGAAGACCTGCTGACGTTATAAAGAATAATGCTTCTGCCGCTTCGTTTGCACCCCTACCAGTTTTAGTTGCCATTTTTATGGCAGTTTCTCCCATCTTATCTACTTCAGCACCTGCAATACCTACCAATGACTTTATTTGTGTCATTGATTTATCAAATTGTTTTGCACTTCTTAATGCTTGAACTCCTCCTGCTGCTAACGCACCAACAAAAACTAGCTTCATTGTAGAGGCTACACCTTTCAATTGTTGTTGAAATCCATTAACGGATTTTTCTGATTGTTTTATGGAATTACGGAAACTGGATGAGTCACCAGTTATTTTATATTCTAGTCTTTCTCTGCTCATAAGGATAATTTGTTAACAAATATAAATATTTTAATACTTACGTTTCTTTCCAGTTTTTTCTATCTTATCCCACTTGTCAATTACTTTGTTTAGTTCTTCTTTAGATAATGGTTTTGCTTGAGGCAAACCACTTGTTTTATCCTGTGGTAATTTGAATAATTTTTGTGGTTGTATTCTCTGTGATGCCTTTTGTGCTTTAAGATTTATCATCATAGTAGCGACATATCTAATCCTCTCCCATTCTAGATTTTGTTGTATCTGATGCGATTCAGATAATCTTATATTTTCATTTAATGTATTATTCCAAAATGTGTTTGGATTTATTCCACATTGACCAATGTAGAAATCTAGTATTAATTCCCAAGCGTCTTTATCTACTTTTTTTTTTGATTCTTAGAATTTCTTTCTATACCCATGTTAAGGTCGTTACCTAATATTCTAGATTGTGAAAGAGTATTCATAACTTTGGTAAGTTGCTCTGAATCAAAATCTTCAAGCCAAGAGCCAACGTCATATATAGTATAATCAATAGTGTTTTTTTCTTCTTGGTCATAAGATATTAATCCTGAATATACTAATGCTCTAATCGTTGAAATGTTTATTCCTGAAGTGAAAAATTTATCTAAATCATTAAGACTGATATTTAGTGTCTCTGTAAAATGACACCAAAAATTCATAGAAAAATGGAGGGTTCTTTTTTTCCCTCCAATTTCTATTTCTACGTAACCTCTTTTACTATTCATAAAGTAAATCTACAATTTAAAATTGTAAATTAAAAATTATGCGTTAGTACCAATAGTTACACTACCAGTTGAAGAAAAACTTCCTGAGTATATCAATGCTAATGAAGAATATGGCAATGCATTTGCAGGCCAAGTATTCAGAGGTCTAGGTCAGTTCTTAGGATATGGTGCTGTAGGTGCAGCAGGTACAGCAGTCGGAAGCCCTGTAGGTGGTGTGGCGG